ACCTGCATTGCGTACTTGTCAATCTCACAAGCAAAATACTTGTCGTACTTGATACCAAGTCTGTTGAGTGCGATCTGCCCACAACTCATTCCATCGAATAGTGATAATACGTTCATGTTATTTTGTTTTGGATTGGTTTAGTAAGGTAATTCATCGTCAAATATATCTGATTCTTTGTAAGGCTCTCTAGCATCAATCATCGCCTGACTGTTAGCAGAACTATCGTAAAACGGTTCTTGCTCCTCTAAGGGATTGCCACGATCATCGTAAAACCTTCCCTTTCGTACATCAAATGTTAGGATTGCTTCTCCCGTAGTTCCGTTCAACTCTTTCTTCTTAATCTTCTGTGATATGAACTGAGATGTACTGTCGGCAGGATTAGAATTGTAGTAAGGTCGGTGGAACATAATGATGTTGTCTGCCTTGTTGTTCCACATAGCACCTCCGGCAAAGTCGTAGACCCTTGGACATTTGTAGTCCCCGGTTCTTTCATCCTTCTGTATGGAACTGTTCGGGTGAGCCACAATCACCATGTAGACATTGTTCTCCAATGCAAACTTTTTCTGTACCCTGAAGAAATCCTCTAAAAACTGATCGTCACGCATCCGAGTACTTCTATCTCTGTAGATAGCATTGAAAGGGTCGATCATACAACCATCAATGTTGTGTCTGATCATGGCTTCAATGAACTTACGATTGATGTAGTCCTGACTTGGCATTGCTTTCTCAGGATAGATGAAGTAGAACTTGTCGTTAATCTTCTCAGCAGCCTCTCTGTACTCCTGCTCGGACATCTGATTCTGATGATGTTTGTATGGAGACTTGCCCACCAAGGCATGAATCAATTGGTTGTAGAAGAACTTCGGTGGATATTGCTCTGGGCTAAAAACCGCCCACTTGTATCCATCCTTCAACGCTTTCATCAGCATCAACTGTAGCATCATGGTAGACTTCCCAAAATTCCCAATACCCCCGACAATTGTAATCTCACCTCGCATCCATCTGAACCTTTCATCCACGCTAGGGAAATGAGTCGTTTCGCCAACCTGATTACCGGAATGAAAGTCTTTGAGCATCTCATCAAAAATGTCGTTCAAGTAGATGACATCCTCCAACGGCTCATCCAAGTACTCAAGCTCGGCTTCAATGTTCTCCCTGGTAACTGAGTTAATGAGTTTCTCATCCTCCGTAAACTCAGCAGTACCAAAGTCTTTCATATAGTTCCGGTACACGCTATTGAGAATGACATCTAATTCCTTGACCGTGAATGAACCTCCGCAGAAATCTCCGATCATCGGCTCACGTATTTCATCCTGATTCAGACCAAACCTCAGACAACCACATGTAAGCTTGAACACAAAGTTGTTTCGGTTACCCTCATAGAAACCTTCACCTTTGTTCATCATCCAGGTCTTTAGCTTCTCGTAGATGGTGTTGTTGGTAGAGACTGTGATCTCCTTACGTTCATACACCTTCTCCACAATCTGATCATACACCTCCCACTTGGATTTGATGTGTATGTCAGGATCATAGCTTTCAAAGCAAATCCTACTTAGGTTTCTACCTGACGGATCCAATTTCGGAAAGTTCTCCAGTAAACTATCGAAGTGTTCAAGATGACGTTCCGGATACTTAACCTCCACCAACGCCTTCACACCATTGTTAGATGGAGATGTCCAACATGCAATGATGTACTTATTCTTAGACAGAGATTCTTTTACATCCGTTGGCTTACAATCATCAAAGTCCAAACATATCAGACCACTGTATGAGATTATGTTGTTGTCGTTACGAGACTTGAACACACCAGAGAATAGCGGAGAGGGCAATCTCTTTTTACATGCATCTCTATCTGGTCCGTATGGTAACCTACGTACTTGCTCAACAAGCTCCCTTGATGCACCCTCTTTAATTCTCTTGAGAGCATTGCCAACAGTGGTCACATGATTGGAATCAACATCAAACAGATTCTGATAGATGCTGATTTCTCTATCCCACAACCTTATCCTACTATCCATACCTCTCCTCTTTTCTTGTATCCTTGATCAGACATGTACGAATCAACCAACTCATCTGATGGATTTGTATAGCGTACAGAAGCTCTCTTCCTTGCTTCAAACATATCGATGACAACACCATCGTATCCTGAGACACCTCCTTCGTAGTCCATCCATACCTTTTGGTTCAGATATGTGATCGGTTGCTTCCTGTACTTTATGTCAGGAGTATCTTGCAGGTAGCTTGGTAGCGTTTCAAAAATCTTACGCTTCGTGTCATCATCCAAACTATCCCACTTGTCGATTGACTTAGCCTTAGACTTTTTCAAACCATACATGTTCCAAAATCTATCAAATGCTAGTTCTTGGTTTAATGGTTTATTGGTTTGTTGGTTTATTGGTTTATCTATACTGTCCTTGCCTTGCCCTGTGCTATGACCTTGCTTTGACCCGTGCTTAACCAATGCTTTGTCCAATGCTTTACCCCGTGCCGTGCCGTTTTTTGGTGTAGCACATAGACTTACAATGTTCGCAGAGTACTGGTTTTTAGACCTTTCAATCATTTTGATGAATCCCCAATCTACAAGGTCACTCAAAGCCCTCCCATATGTCTGATACTTCCGAACTCCAATTGCTTCCATCGTCATCTGAGATGGGAATCCAAACTTTTCTTTCTTACCGAGCCTGTTGTAGTGTTCACAGGCAAAGAAGAAAATGGCTGTATGTATAGGCTTGATCAACTCAGGGTTCTCAAAACAGAAGTTGAACCAAGCTCTAGATAAATCGTATCCTTTCATACTAATTCCTCCTCTTGTTTTTTGTACTCAGTAGGCTTGTAAAATGTAAGCCTCTTATCAGTGGCATCCCAATTAACCCTATATCCTAGATTATTGAGAATCATAAAAATCCTTTCTCTGAATACTTGGTCCGTCTGGATTAGCTGTTCAACAACTTTGCGTGAATGCATAACAGTAGCGTGATCTTTACCGGAAAACAACGCTCCAATAGAAGATAAACTCATTGTAGGTCTAAGTTCCTTTAAAGCCCACATAATAATTTGTCTAGGCTCAACGATGTGACGCTTCCTTGTTTCTTCTTTCAACATAGCAAAGCTGACCCCATACTCATTCTCAACTGCTCTGATTACAGTTTCAACTGAAGTCTTAATTCCAGTAAGCTTATTTCCAAGTAAAGCCATCTCTCGCATTACAACAGCCTCTTGCAATTCATCTAATACAACCTCTGGTATTGATTGCAATACTTCTTTGTAAATGTTTGCAAAGCTTTCACGACTTAAATCTAATTGAATATTCCTTTCTACTCTTTCCATTATATTACTGTGTTCGGATTAATCCCCAAATGAAGAGCCATGGAGATAATGGCTATTTTGACCTGTGCATGATTCTTTAGGTCTGCCAACCTTGCGTACCTAATTGCAGACATCAAGTGTTCCGGAGTCCTGCAACTATTAACTACTGCTAGTGTTTTATCTACCATCAGTCTTCCATATGTTCGTGACATTGCCTTTCAACCTCAATCATTAGGTCAAGGTCCTCAATCAACTGAGACACCTCCATTGGTTCACTATCACCTAAATACTTTACGGATGTTACGTGTACCTCGTCAGGTGACCCTGGGTAACCTGATCCGTCACCATAATTGTATACAGGCTCTTCTCCTTTGATAAATTCAAATTCAACTATTAATTCTGCTGCGCCTATTTCCATAGGCAATACGTGTAAATCACTCATCGTTTTGTTTTAAATGGTTTTTCTTCTACTAATCTTTTTACTCCCTTCGATTCGTACTGACAACCTCTGCTTGTTACATATCCGCTTTCATTCAGAAGAGTTGCAATCTGTGCAAATGTATGACCTTGCTCCCTTAGTAGTTGAGCGTATGGTCTAGCAACTTGCTTATTCCTGTTCATAGATGACTTCAGTTGGTTCACCTCAACGCTAGCCTTAGTCGCATTTACCTGATTAGGGTCTGGGTTTCCAAGCCTTGTAATTTTACGACCTGACTTGGAAACGTAAAACCCATTCTTATCTATCCTATCCTTTATTGACTTTAGTCCTGCTTTAGTTCGAGAACTAATCGCTTCTGCTTCGCTCTCAGCAACTGCCGCCATAATATGTATGGTGAACTTGTTTGCATCAGGCATATCGCAGCACTTAAAATCAATTCCTGACTCTCGTAGTCCTGCCACCAAGTATACTGACCTTGCTAATCTGTCTAACTTTGCAATCAGAAGAGTTGCTCCGGTATCCAAACATTTTGAGATCGCTGAGTCCAAAATGATACGCTTCTTTTTGTTTGTACCGGTTTCTACCTCCGTAAATTCATCGATGATGACATCACCTTCACGTAGGTGTTCCTGAAGTATTCTCTTCTGAGCTTCCAAACCCAACCCTGATTGACCTTGCTTCTTGCTACTAACCCGATAGTATGCCACGTAATTCATATCGAAATAATTATCTCTTGGTGATGATGAATGGTCATAATGATGTACTCGTAAGGTATGTAGTTCTTGGTAAAGAAACTACCTTTCTCCTTGCAGTACTTTGCGATGTCTTTCATGGCAGGTTGCTTGGTCTCCCAAGACCCTTTGATTTCACCATTCCTTTGATGGTAAAACCCTGCTGCCCTACTGTCTTTTTTAATACTCATTTCCTTTCAAATGCACACCTATCAAGCCCAGGATAACCATCCCTCCAATAGATGTTGATTAGTTTCATGTTTCTCTTTGCCAAGTCTCTTTGCCAAGCCTTGTACGTATCTAAGGTATCAAAGCTTCTGATGCCAAACTTAGATTCACCTTTATGTTTGACATGGTATGTTGCTATCCTTCCCATTGCGCTAAATTAATACTTATCGTTCCTGATTAACCAAACTTTGACATGTAAATGAATTGCCCTGAATACCGGAATGATTAGGTAAACTGCAAACCAAAGTAGCGTCAACTTCACGAAGTACATCGTTAACCATATTGCAAAGCCCATATCAACAAGTCATTAGATAACCCATACGATCAGTATCCATGGAACCCTGAGATGTTT